TTTTGCGTTGCATGCTAAATATCATGATTGGGAAAGAATATTTGAGTTCTTTAGAGATCATCCTGTAGCTATGGGTAGTTTTGCAACTAAATATGTAAATCCTGATTTGATTAACTTTGACCCTAAAGGTAAAATACGTATTAGATTTAGTCTAATGCCACAACATAAGTCAGATTTACACGAGCCAGGTACTAGTAAAATTATTGATAGGATAAAAGCTATCGATGCATTTGTAGATGCTGGATATGATGTACACGTAAATTATAGCCCTATCATTGTTTATGATGGATGGCTGCAAGATTACGAGTATATATTTGACATGATGAATGACTATGTAAAATACAAAGATCAAGTTTTAGCAGAGTGTATATTTTTGACACACAATTTTAAAAAACATGTGATAAATTTAGGTAGAAATCCTGATACAGAAATAGATTTATGGGTATTAGATAAGCAGGAGATTAAAAAATCACAATACGGTGGAGAAAATGTAAGATATAAGCTAGGAATGAAGTCTGAGTATATTAGACAGTTTAGAGAAATACATAATTTAAAAGTGCCTTGGAATACAATAAGGTATATTTTTTAACCAATTAAATATAGATAATATGATTACAATTAATGTTATAGAAAATAAAATCTGTGGTAATTATGGAGAGCATCCATTCACAGTAGATTACAGTAAAGAACTGTATGATGAAATGCAAGGCCTGGCAGAGCAGGCAAATAGTGTAAGCACAATAGAGCAATACAATGACTTAATAGAAGTTTTTGCTAAGCTAACTGTTGTAGATTATACCAAAACAATTGAGACACAATGTGAATACATACATGTAAACAAGGGGACAGGAGAGTTCTTTCTTAAACACAATGGTGTGGTATCTAGTATACCTATGCCACAGGCGCTAGTAGATAGAATCTTTGAGTCTTTAGATAAAGACATAGACTTTATGCCTCTTGTAAAAATGTGGACACGTTGGCTAAGAAATCCAATCTTGTGGAGAAAGATGAAGCAAGGTCATGGACAAGATTTCTGTAATAGATTTTTTAATTTTGTTAATATGCAATATGTGCATCCTAAACATAAAGAAGATCTTATGGAAAACCACGGGTTAAGCGAAGAAGCAGC